GTGGCTTCTTGTCGTTCTGAGATTCGAATGTCATTTTTTGTTCTTCCGTATAGGACTGAACTATGTGTTATGTTTACATTGGGGGTTACTTCTTCTTTTGCTTTAAGTCCCGCATAAGATAGGCTACAAGAAATTGTCTTGTCTATTAGCCACTGCTTTTTAACTTCTCCTAGATCACCTTGTGTAACGATTGGGTAATAAACATCAGCCAATAATGGGAAGGTAAAATCTGCAACTTCGCATAACATTAGATTATCCCTGGCTTGAGAATAGTATTTGAATACTTATCCAATATCTTATCTACTAGCATATTTCCTGTTCCGCTAAACACGGCTTTATCAAATTCAATTGTAAACTGATCTGTGTTATATGATGTTACATATCTCTTGTAATAATCTAGTTTACCGCACTTAATGTCTTCAATAAGTGCTCTTGTTGCAATCTCTACATCTGATGGAATAGTCTTATATCCTGCATCAACAATAAATGTGTAATCATATCCTGCTGGGAATGAAACTGTATTGTAACCATAATAGCCAAGGTCTCCTGTAGAGATTGGAAGGTTTAGTGGTGCATTTTCTGCACGATTCCAATTTCCAGTTAGTACTCTTTGCACTGCCGAATTATCTAGTGTAATTACATAGTCACAAATATTTGTTAATGGGGTGTTTACATCATAAACTAAAACATTATTTTCGTATACTTTTAAAATTTTATTCGTGTCGTGCCATAGTGGAAAGTAATCTGCTCCTTGGCCAACTGCTTGGATAACTTGCTTTTGGTTGTAAAATCCGTTTGGAATAATTGTATCAATAATTGCCCTTGCAAGAAGTTCGTGCATTCTATACTCAGAAACTTCTGAAGCGGTATCGCCAATTTTATTTGCATTGACGTATGGTCTAATAATATCCAGGTTTTCTTCATGCAAAATATTTACTTTTGCTGTATCATAAAACTTAATGTAAAATTTTCTATCAAAGTTTACTTTATCTAATGGCAAAACATATGTAATAATTCCATTGGCATTTGACTGCACTGTAGTTTCTACTACTGAGTGGTCCACCAGATCCTCAACAACCTGAACATACGTATAGTTGGCTATAGGTAGTGTCCAAGTAGTTGTAATAGGATAAGGTGGAACTCTCATTACCTCCATGAATTAGTTACCGAATTCCTTCGCAACTTCTTCTGCTGTAGCAATTCTGCAGTGATCTCTTGTTAACCAAGCCTCGGCTGCCTTTGAAGAAAGAATGTTATATCCATTATAGACTTTACCAAATTCTCCCCATGATGCATTTCTTGTAGAAAAAACTGCAACCTTATCTGATGTAAGTGGTGCAGATGGTGCAGCAGGTGCTGCATGAACTTCTTGTTCAACTGGTGCAGTCGATCCCAAGACTCCGTTATTGTCATAGCCTAATGATGGCTGTGGTGCAACTTCTGGTGCCTCTGGTGAACCGATAACATCGTTGTCTGATCCTGGCTCTCCTGGATGAACATAAAGAAAAGGTTCTGGATCTTTCCATTGTGGTGCGTCTTGAAGTTCAAGTAACTCTACATCATTGACTTCGTCAATCATTGCCTGATCTTCTTCGCTCATTGCTGGTTCAGGTGCTTCTGTAACCTCTGGGTTTTCTTCAACAATAGAAGATAGTTCTTCTTCTGAAAATGTCCCAGGAATTTCGTTATTTAGTTCTTCTGACATAAATATATCCTCCTTGTAGTCTTAATTGTATTATATCATCATAAAGTTAAAAAGGGGGCAGGAGAGTGAACTCCCGCCCCCCATTAAAGGTACTGTTTATAGATTATGCATCTACAGCAGCGTCAGCGAATGCAATTGCATCCTCTTCTTCCCACTGAATACCAAAGCGGACGAATACTGTGTATTCAATTGTGTCCTTCTTTGCTACGTATTCACGGTTTACAGTGATGTCACGTTGCATACCCCATACACGGTTAGCAGGGAATGTCAAGTCGACGTATCCTGCTGGGTAGTAAGGGACTTCCTGAACTTCAATTCCAAGAACACGAGTTGTACGTGCTCCACCGAATGTCTGTCCAAGTCCGTCTAGATAGTTCTGACGGTTTGCTTGTGTGCTTCCTGGCATCCGACCAGCGAATGCTTCTGCAACTGCATCTGCAAGGGTACCGTTATTCTTAACGATTCCTCCGAATACATCTGTACCTGCGTAGAACTTAAGATTATTCTTAAGTGCACGATACTTACGTGGCATTGCATTGATGATTCCCTGCATAACTTCAGGTGTCCAAGCATTATCTGCTACGGTTACAACTGACTCATGTGCGAATCCGTTAGTCTTGGTCTTCTTTACGAAACCAGTCATGATATTAAGGAATGGACCTGTTGTTCCATCACCATTGATTGCAAGGTCTTCGATATCATTTGCAAACGCATTTGTCATCAAACGTACTAGGTGATCCTCAAGAGCATCTCCTTCTACGCCATCTTCAAGTGCTTCAGCAGAAACTTCCCAGTCAAGACGAATCTTCTTTGTAGTTAATTCGACCTTTGAGAATGTTGCTCCTGTGTTTGTGTATGTACCATCAGCCTGTGCTGCTGAACGAATTACACGTTCTCCTACGTTTACCTTTTCAAGTTCCATAGTATTTGCTCGCATTGTGACCTTACGGCCATCATTTGCAAGTACAGTTGCATCCCAAACATAGTCAATAAAACGACGTGCCTGTTCAGGGCGCAAAATTCCAGATGCAGCAGTAGTCCCAGAAGGGTTTACGGCATTGGAACCAGAGTTTGAACCTAGGGTTGCTACTGGGGTATTACCCAATGTGCTTGCTCCTGGGTTAGAAACTCCGCCAATACCACCTGATACGAATGATCCTTGGCCTTGGTAGAGTCCTGGGGCTGTTCCGCCCACGTTACCAGTAGTTCCTGGTTGATTCTTTTCTATATTTTGTTCCGACATTTATTTCACCTCCAAGTGACTTTCTTACTTAAATAGATCGGTTGTTTTGAGGAAACTCCCGCCCCATAGGGATTTTTCAACCATTTCAGGCTGATCCTGTACAATCTCTCCGAGATCGCCAGACTTTCGGAAAGCAGTATCTTGTTCTACAAGTTCTACACGCTTACCAAATTCATTAAACACATTTGTTGCTGATGCAAGATCTTTTGCAACTGCTTCAAATGAACTCTGTGCCACTTCAATGTCAACCTTAGTAGACTTTAAAAGTTCTACTTCTGATTGCAATGACTTGACTATTTCTACTAGATCGCTAAAGGCTTTTTCAAGACCATCAGTTGTTTCTGTAACTGCATCTGCAACTACATCATCTGACTTAGGAGCCATTGGCTTCTTGTCTTCTGCTTCTTCATCAACCGCAGCAGCCTTTGAATCGCATTTGCATGCGTCCATTGACTCGCCACAATCTGGACATGTAGAAGCCTTTGTGACTTCTTCTTCTTTTGCGTCAGACTTTGAAGCGCATTCACATGCGTCCATAGCCTTTCCACAATCTGGACATGTAGAAGCCTTTGTGACTTCTTGGATATTAGCATCTGCCTCTGGAGCGACCTCTGTTACTTCAACTGCAATATCAGATTTCTCTACGATCTCTTCAACTGTATTTTTTGTTGATTTTGCCATAAGGTTTTCCTCCTTGTTAATCTTAGAAGTATTAATGCCTTTAGCACTATCAACTAAGAATTTTATCATTGTTACCTTTTCGTTATCCGTTTTTTCAACGAATCCTATGTTTTCCATTTGGCTTCCTGTTGTTGGGCTTAATTCATTTTCATTTTCAGAAACCATAACGATGCCAGACTCTTTATCATAAAAAACATTTTCCAATACTGTTTCATCTGCCTTAATGATGCTCATTCCATCAACCTTTTCTACAGACATAATATTTGCAAACTGATTTGCTGGTGAATCAACAAGACTCAACTCTACCAAATCATACTGCTTAATAATTCTAATTGCTTTATCTGACTTTTCATCATAGCCGTCATCCCACTTGTTCATTTTTCCACCAATAGAAAAACCTTGAAGTGTTCCATCAAGTACTTTTTCCCAAGTATCCTGTGCACCCTTTGAAACGTATGCAGATACATAAACTCCGTTATAAAACTTTTTTGTCTCTGGATCAAAATACTTGTCTGCTTTAAATGAAACCATTTTGCCTACTGCTAGTGGTTGATGCATTTCTCTAATATTCCCACGGAATTTTGCAAAAGCCTCCATTGATGCTTCTGCTGTTACAATGTCATCTTGCTTGTCAATATTATCAAGTGATGCAAATCCAGAAACGGTTCTTCTATTCTCATCAACTTTTGAGAATGGCATCGAGAGACGCAGATTTTCCCCATCTGAATTCCAATGGGCTTTAGATAGACTGTTCACCATTATATTATAAACCCCTTTTATACATATCTCATTATTCGGACAATTCAGACACATCAAACAAATCGTCTGACTTTCTTCCTTGTCCTTTAGGATTTCGGCCAGCGACTGTGGTGGTGCTGTCAGAATTGTTATTTACTCTTTCGCCATCTCTAGCCCTATTAGCAGTGGCATCTGCTGTTTGCTGTGGCTTCAGATCTAGTGGCTCATCCCCACCTTCTCTTTGTGGCATACCCAGAATAGAACGTGCTTCGTTTGGTGTCATAACTTGATTTTTGACATATCTTTCAAGAATTTGAGACTGAGTAATCTCATCAGTAAGCGTCAACTCATTAAACTTAAACTCAAGAATATCTGTCTTTTCTTTAATAACTTTGTTGATCATTTTTTCAAGTTGTGCCTGCGCTGGTCTTGCAACCTGCTCTTTAAATGTTCTATCTTGTGCTAATGCAGCAGCGATGGCTGATGAATCAGATCCACCCAACTTTGATAGTGGAACTTGGTGAGCAACAAGAATATCATCACGGTTTTGCTTGCGATATTCTTTAAATGACCCTTCCTGAATTCCAGCCTCAATAGGCTCCATCTTAAACTCAACTTTATTTGTATCAGAATCTGGAGGAAGTGGAATATAAAGAGTTCTATGGGACTGACCCTTAAGACCTGTCTGCAAGAATCTAAACATCTTATCTTCTGCATCTGCAGATAACTTTGCACCCTTTAATGTTACAACATATCTAGGAACAGCCTTATTTGAAAAATAATCAATATTGTACTGTGAGGCTAACTGGTCACCAATAAGTGATGATATTGCTGACATAATATCTGGTACGCCATAAAATGTATTGAGTGGAGAGTACTGCTTGAAATGTATAATCTCATTTGGTCTTGGATCATCAGTTACCATGTTCTGGTTTGATGCACCAAAGTTTTTGAAGTAAACAGTTTTATTACCAATAATTTGTATATAGCCATCTTTCAATCTTCTTACTCTAATTGTAGTTGCTGGAATATGACCAACATATCCAATTTCTCCACGTGTAGTTCTTCCAATTTCAAGATACCCATTACCAATTGCCTGGACATCTGTATAAACCTTTTCCATGGTACTTGTCAATGAGTCATCATCATTAAGAGATTCTAGCCAGTCTCTCATTTCAATCTTTGCTCGTTCAATTCTTTTTCTTGCACGATCAGTTGCACCATTATCAGTTGATGCTTCAAGTTTTAGCATTGTTCTTGGAGAAACCTCAAAATCATATCCAAGCCCTACAATGTTTTCAACCTTTGCATCAATTGCTGCATGATTTGCAAAAGATGTATCGTAATAGTTTGCTAATTCATAAACATTCCACGGAGGAGTAATTACATCAAAAAGACCGTAGGCATTTCTAAATACTGATCCAGGATTTATCTCTTTTGACTTTGCCCCATCAAGACCAACCTTGCCAGACCCTGAAGCCTCTAGGTATGAATCTGTTACTTCTGTTTTAGATAGTCTTGCTGCTCTTCGTTTAAAATTATTTGATAGCCCCGACAAATTTTTAAGGTCATCCCAGGACTTATTAAATGGATCACTTGCAACAAAGGCATTTCGTTCATCTTGAATTTGATCAATTCTTGCACCAACTAGAATATCATCGTTATCCATTATTCCTCATCTCCATAAAGAGCAATCGTGTCTTTTGCTGCTTGAACTGCACCAAGGTCATTCATTGACGGAATAAGACCAGACTTGAAACGATCTACCTGTTCTGAATACTCTTCTTCTGAAACTCTTGTTAGTCCTGGAACAAAGACTGCTGTGCCCTGACCGTCATCCCCATAATGCATTGCTGCTTTTTTAAGTTCAGATATTCGACCTATGTCATTTTTCATTGCTGGGATGTTTAGTACAGAGCCAGTTCCGTCTGTAAACCATTTACCATCAGACTTCTTATATACGTACAGACCCCAGTCATACATCTTATCAATGACTTGTCGTCTTACATTCTTTACTATTGGCTCGCCAGTTTCGGGGTTAATTAATGAATCCATAACCATTAGTATACCATATTACGTAGAAGTCTGTACTCCCTGTTGCCATCTAACGTCCGAGTTTACAGAATATTGATACTTTCCAACTATTAATGGCAAAGAGTCATCAATGATGAACCTATTTGTACCTATAAATGTTTTATATAGTGTTTCTGGGTCTACCCCATAAAGGCTTGTTGTTGCAACAACTAATACCTCATCCCAGTTAAAGTCTAGATCCCAGAAGGTCCATTCATAAAGATCCTCTGGGTCATTTGTAACTTTAACCCTAAACCAAGGCCTAGTCTGTAAGTCTCTAACTTCTGAAAGTCTGCTTGCATCATATAGAGATACGTTGTTAATTGTTACTGGTCCTGAAACCGACATCTTTCCATTAATACCTTTTAGATTTAGAAGATCTGAGAAATAGATACCCAGCATATCCCAGTGTCCAGCCTGAATAACTGGCTCACGGCTAACAATTCCATTAACATAAAAAGCAATACCACTTTCTACAATCCCTGTTCCAGCATTTACTGCATAAAGTTTTGCACGTTTCCCATCTGTTGTATTTGCAACTAGGAAGATATCTATAAACCTAGTTCCATTATCAAAATTTAAAATTTTAATTGGAGAGAATGGGAAAAACTCATAGTCATACCTTAATGAGAATTGTGCTGCCATTAAATTATATGAAGATGACTTAGAGGAATTAATAGGAATTGCAATACCTCTATCAGAGCCATCTTTAAAATCACCCTTGATAGAAATTCCACTATCTCTTGTTAGATATAGATATGGAGTGCTTTTCTTATAAATGCTATATGGGTTTGCAGTTTTGTAATCATAATAAAGTCCAGACTTTGTATATGGATAAATGTCTGTTCCAAACTTTGTTCCAATTGGATTGAAACCATCTTCACTAAATGACTGAGACGATAACTGTAACTGTTTTATTGACATTGGCAAAGATAGCATTGATCTTGTGATCATATCTACTGAAACCGAGATTGACAGGTCTTCAAAATTTACACCTGCTGGTGGATAAATAACCATCCCGTCAACAACCTCATAGGCTGTATTTATCCATTCTGCCCCTGCTTTTGCTATTCCATTTTTGTCAGGTGCGAATTGACGAATATAGGCAGAGTCTGGAGTTTGTCCAGATGCTTCAGTATATTCAAAAGTTATTCTAGTCCTTATTGGATTTTCTGATGTATCATAAGAATATGTTTTTTCAGATCTGTTTTTTAAGTCTAAATAGTCATTATAGTTAGTATAAAGTTGATTATTTAAATAGGCGTAACTGTTAAATTCTTCATTACTATATGCCTGTTTTAAGTCTTCATATTTCCAAGAGCCAGTGCTTTCAACTGTAACAAATTTGCTTGGAGATGGGACAGAGATATTAAATTGTAAAAAGTCAAGATCATAATATGAATCCCCATATGAGTCATTTACATATTTACCAAAATAGGTTAATGGTAAAGTTGTTTTCCAGTATCCATGGCAGCCAATATCAATTTTAAATGACCCCATAAAATATTGAGGAAGCAAAGAGTATGAACTTACTACCGACCCAATTTTTGAAGAAACATAAGATGATACGTTTCCTCCATCTGCAAGTGTTGACCAAAAATTTGTATTATAAAATTGTGCATCATAGTCAAACTCTCCAACCTGTGGACCAGCGGAATAGTCATTAAACACGTTTTCATAATCTAATGGAACGCCTCTATCTGAAAAGCCATATGAGACTAAGTCAAGGGTATCTTTATTTGCAAAATGAATACCAAATATTTTGCCACTAAAGGTGCTTGCAAACTCTTTTGTTCCAGCAACGTATACCGAAAGTGCAGCCCTATTACCAAAAAGTGAAGCAGCGCTACTTCCAAAAGCGTCTATAAACTTATCAATACTTATTCCAGCAATAAAAGGAGATCCTGCAAGAACCCCCTCTGCATAGTATACTGTTGAAATACTCTCTCCATTTTTAAATTTATACCTTAAAGTTTCTCCAACTAACTCTAAAGAAAAATAGTTTCCACTGGAAGAGTCTTCAATTCGAATTAAAACCTGAACGTAACTTTTATGCTCTGCAATCTTAAACACTCCATAGACAGCCTCTGTCCTATCTGTTAGAATATTTAACTTATCAAAATGTATATATCCATTTGTTGATGACCAACCTGCTGAAGGCCTCAACGTTAAAAAATTGCCATCGCTATCGTTCTGAATTGTAGAATTATCAAGATAAAAATTATCATAACTCTTGTTAGAAAAAACAAAATCAGGCAATTTATAGTTTGGAGTTGACAGAGTATTATTTGTTACTGATAAGTTTGTGAAATATCCACTTGCCCAAGATCCTTGGTCTGGGTAGGAATAGTTGTTGGTGTATTTAGAAAATGGATAATCAATTACAGTAGATGTACCACCATATGAAGAGTTGAGAATTTCTGGATATTCAACGCCCTGACCGTAGACAAATCTTCTTTTTGCAACCAAGGATGGAACCTTGTATGGGTATATTGCAATTGCATCAATATCAAACTGGGTTACTTCTTCGTATGAATAAAAGCCAATCCAGTCATTGTTAAAGTAAGTGTTTCCTATTTTTGTAATTTTATCTGGTAGAGATATACTGTCAATATCAATAGAAATTGAAATAACCTCATCCCCATTAATCAATAAACTTGTATTATTTATCCCCATTCTTAAGTCAACAAGCATTGGCCTATACCACTCATCTATTCCATATGATTTGGTATATTCCCCAACTTTTAAAATTAAATTATTTTTGTATGCATATAGACCATCTTCTGATGCTACTGGACCAACAAGTCTCTTTGGGGTTGAACAATCTGCAAAAATTCTTAGCCAAAATTCTAAAGTTTTTTCTTCATATTTTCCAGACTCATTTAAAAAGCCACATCCTGGAAATATAAAAGATGGCTTGCCATCGCTATTTGGAATTATGTGCGTTACATTTGATGATCCGAATACTAGTGGAATTCCAGAGTTCTGTGCAAGAAGTCTATTATTATTTACAAGATAATACCCTGGAGAATTCTGCAATCCATATGATGGTGCTGGAATAGCATCGTGCCCTGCCAAGGATCTAACAGTTGAAGGAACTTGAATTTTATTAACGCCCAGAGATTTTGCACTGAACTCTTCATTCCATTGACCAACAGTTATGCCATTAACTAAAAACTTATAGTCATCTAGAACTCCTCCAGGAATATAAGATATCTTTAAGAATGGTCTAAAGTAAACATCTTGTCTTGGAATTATGAATGTGTCAGAAACGTTAAGCCATTTTTTACCTATGTTTATATTAAAAACTTTAGAAATAATCTCAGTTGTTGCAGATGTTGAATCGTAGTATTCATACCCAATTTCAACACTACTCAAATATGTGCTGGGGGAATAGACATATCCTCCAATAGAAAATACTTTTAAATTTTGGTCAAAGTCTGTAAACTTACCAAAATCTGGGCTTGTTGCTTTAACGTATGTTTTATTTATTTCACCATTTAAACTTGAAACTACGCTATCTGAGAATGGTTCATTTTCAGATGTTCCAATTGCTCCAGATCCATTTTCAATATCCCAAAGATATACTGATCTTTTTAACTCTGAACTAACAAAAGAAATGTAGTCTGCTGTATCATCAAGCGACCACATGGCTGTTGGTTGCTCAGAATAAATCTTTTCTGCATAGATATTTGATGGGTTAGACATAGGTTCTCCTAGTCTATTTTATCACACAATGCGAGTAAACCAGCGTGGTGTTGTAAATCTTGTACCCGCAATTATCTCTTTGACCCCATGAACATATCTAGGCTGATCTGGGAAACACAACAAGTCTCCTGGCTCTGGCTTAATTGAAATTTGATAGTCTGGGAAATAAATTTCTCCGCCTTCATAGTCATCATTCAAATACACAAGAGTTGCAATATCGTTTGGCCTTGAAGAATCAAAATGCTCATGCATTCCATGACCTTCTTCAAATTTTGCAATATGAGTCTTATGTGGATTGAATGGTTCAAAAGATTCTCCATAAGTGCTTAACACGTGGTTATAAACCTTAAGTGCATACTCTTGCATTAGTTCTAGGATAGAAGCATCATTTGCCTCAATCTCATGATATGTGTAAACCTTAAATTCCTTTTCGTTATTACCGTGCATGGTAAACCCATTAGGGAAATTCTTTGCATGGTTATAAATTTTTGCAGCATCATCTGCATTCATAAAACCTTTAATGTGATGTATCTGTGACACGTAGTCCTCCATTATTTCACCTTTATTTCGCAGTAGTCTGTTGTACAGTATGCTTCGCCCATTGCTTCTAGATTATCTACTCCATCGTAAATTGCTCCAAAGTCAATATGCTTTAACTTACCTACATAACCATTATACTCCTCTTCAGAGATCTGAGTATATGGCTGTTGTGGATATGTGTGATTTCCCATAGGAAGGAATGACACTGCCTTTAATTGTCCCTCGTACATATTTAGTGCTGGAACAATATGCTTTGACTCTGTTTCTTTATCAAATGACAGGGTTACAGAAACACCATTGTCAGACCAGTACTTCTGAGCGGTTGCAGCAAGAGCAATCTTTTCGAATAATGTTACTTCCTTTTCAGATCTTGGATGACCCGATTTGATTGGGAAATACACGACTGATGTATTTGCTGATACGACGTCGTCTTCAATATTATATCCCGCTGCTTTAAACAAATGAACCATTGGATCCGTATTACCAAAACGAATAGCACGAAGGAAGAATTCTCCTCCAGGACCCCAGTGAACTCCAGGAGTTGCACCAGAAAGAATTGAAACTGATCCTGATGGCTTAACTGTTGTTACACGAATTGATTCACGAACACATAGCCATTCAGAGTACTGATGATCATAATGACGGATTTTGTTATAGCCCTCATCCATCCATTCACGAACTGTTGGCAAACCCTTTTGATCTGCAAATGATGCAATACCTGTTAGTGATGTACCAATACGACGGTTGCGTTGCATGATACCGTTTGTTTGTGGCCAATGCGTTGGAACAAGTGTTACAGTCTTTCCATAAAGGTATGCAAACTTCAGGGTACGCAGGAAGTCCTCCTTAGATTCATGACGATTTAAGTGCACTTCTACAAGTGTACATAGTTCATATGATTCCAATGGCTGCTCCGCACATGGATTAAAGCCCATCACACGATAGTCTTTTCCATCTGGCGCATCCTTTAGTCTGCCATAATTACGAGCAACATCAAGCCAGATAAAACCTGGTTCTCCGTTTTCTGTAATTAAATCTACATAGTCTTCGTACTTTGTTCCTACTTCTGCTGAAATAGAATTATTAGACATCCAAGCCCAGCCTGGATTTTCTGGATCAAATGAGTTACGCTCTGGGAATAGTTCTGAATTCTTTAGATTCATGAATGTTTCATCCCCCGCATTACCCAAAGCAAGTGTTGCTGATCGACGAACATTTCCTGATACTACGCATGTACCAATAAGGTTTACAAGGTCTACGATGGCACGAGAATCCAGCGTTTCACCCGCTCTGGAGCCAATTACACGGTCTATATGGTCGTGCAACTTGATAAGAGGTGCAGGCCCTGATGCAACGCCTCCAAAGCCCTTAATAGGGGCTCCAAGAGGTCTGATTAAATCGTAGTTAAATTTCTGAATACTTTGGTTTGCTCTAAGATATGAGTTGATTAGAAGTCTGACTGATTCAACCCATCCTTCACGAGTGTCTGGAATTTCGAACACCTGTTCAGGTTCTGTTGGGGCATAGATTGAGAAATTCTTATCCTGTCCAACTGTGTCAAATCCAACACCAATTCCTAGCATTAGTGCATCCATAACCCAAGCAAACAAAGCCCCTGGATCATTCTTGTCAAGGTCTTTTGTTGATACCATTGCACAGTTTTGAAGTGCTGCAGAGTTCTTCTTTTCCATAACCATTGGAGTTCCAAATGCCCACATACCACGGCCTGGGGGAGTCCACTTTAAATTAAACATTCTGTCAAAAGCCTCTTGTGCTGACTTTTGAGCCTTGTAATCATTCCATGGTAGGCGGTTCTCTTTAGCGTGATTCTTTTGAACTGAATACATACCCTCAATTACTCGACGACAAACCTCGTGCCATCTTTCTTTAGTTCCATCTTCTTTCATTCTGGAGTACGTCCTTATAAAGGTGATCTCTCCAAGTGAATTCTCTGCTGCATCTTTAAACCCAAATGGGCTTTCAACGCTCTTATATTTTTCAACAAAGTCTTCTGGAAGCCTAAAACTAAAGAAATCTGACATGTATTATCGTCCTTTCAAAAACGGATTAAGTGTTAAGTATAGCAGAGTTTTCAAAAAAACAAAACTCTACCTAAAGGTGTTATTGAGAGTTAGTTAAAACTCATACCTCTGTGTGCATCTTTTGTTTTTTTAGTAAGTTTATTAAATATCACAGTTTGCTCTATTCCAGTTACAGGACACTTTTGTACTACTGATCTGTATCCTAATAGGTGACGAATAAAGTTTTTAATCATAGAATTGGAACCCAATGTTGCTCTGGGGAGCCTTTCATATTTTGCAATGGAGATACATCATAGGCAATTGTAATTCTATCTTTTTCAAAAGGCCAGTTGCTAATACCATGAGCATGTCCAGTTTCAGAAAGGATTGCACGGTTATTAACATTAACATTTAAAAACTCTGTTTCTCCTGAAATCATATATTTTGTATATGAAGGTTCTGCATTGACACAGTAATATCCATGGAAATCTGGAGCGCCTTGCCCATTTAAATGATCATGAAGATATGTATTTGGTAGTGGCTCTGGCTTGCTATTCTTGTCAGCATTAAACCATCCTTGAATCATATAGTTTTGACTTTTAGCATCGATGCCATAATATTCGCAGGCTTCTAAAACCATGTCGCTAATTGAAGAATATAGCGCTCTAATATTCTCGTCATGGAACTGGAAAATATTATACTTTTCTCCTAGTTGAGTAGTAAATGATGCTCTATCTACTGACTCATAATCATTATTTTTTACCCCTGGAACATTTTCAGAAGAAAGTCTTTCTTTAAGACTTAAAAGAGAAGTCTCAAATTTTGGAAGATCTAGTTCTAGGTGTCTTTCAAAAAACTTATGATTTGGTTTTACCATTGCTATCATGCTAAAGGAATCCAATGCTGCTCTTGATCCATTCCAAACTTTTGAATATCTCTTAATGGGATAACATCATATGCAACTGTAATTCTTGGACCTTCCCAGTCCCAATCTGCCATTGAGTGTGGGTGTCCCATTTCAGAAAGGATTGCACGATCATTTTTATTATGGTTCTCAATCTCTTTGTCAAAAACCTTATAGTATGTAATTGAAGGCTCTGCGCTTACAGAGTAATATCCGTGGAAGTTTGGAGCACCTGTTGGACCATGATCATGCCAGTCTAATTTACCTTTGCCTGTATGTGTAATGTTAAACCATCCTTGTAGCATAAACTTTTCTTTTTCAAAATCAAGACCATAATATTCACATGCTTCAATAGTCATATCTTTTACTGATTTATACAAATTATAAATACCAGTGGAGTGAAACTGGAAGACGTTGTACTGTCTCCATTTCATTGTTGATACGCTATTAGATTGCTTCCATGCCTCGTTAGCCCCTACTGGAGTCACACCAACAACTTTGGCTTTTTCAATTTTTTCATATCGATCTTGCAATTCTGATGCTAATACTGAAAGATTGTTATCTAGGTATCTTTCAAAAAACTTGTGTGGCTGAGAAGACTTACTCACGCTTTGAATATCCGTTGGATAGTTGTTCATTATTACTCCCTTTGCTATTTATACTAGTATACCATATTGCCTAAAGTGGCTTTGGGTTAGACCTTTTTGCCATCTCATATAAAATTATATCATGCTGGTTTAGTTCTTTAATCCTATTAATCATTTTATCGGTTATGTTAAACCTCTTAGATGTGCTTGAGTTAAACATCATATTTCTATGTTGAAAGTTTGGAACAAACCCATATGTCTTGCTCATATATCTAATTATGTCATCCAACAATATGCTTCTGGTCTCTATTGTATAGCAACTAATAGCGTCAACCTTTGCCTGCATAACTGATTCATCAAATGAATAGTCTTTGAGAAACCACTCATTCATGGTCTTATCCATTATGCTTTTAGTACTGTTAAATCCTGCTTCATCTACAGTTCCCGTCAAAAATTTTGTTTGCATATTAGAAAGGTATGGGTATATCTCTGGGTTATAAAGCCATTCATCAAATATCTTTTCAAGTTCCTCAAAACTTCTGGAATTTTCATACATAAAAAAGAACCAACTAACAAACCTCTCAACTGGATCTCTTAATATTGTAAAAGATTTTAAGTCTTTAATAAATAAATTTGGATAGTTTCCTAGGTGCCCAGAAATAAACTCAACATCTTTAAACATTTCTGGACTAATTATCCTATCATGATAAATAATTGATGACTTTAATTTGTTTGTCTGGAAAGCCAAATGGACCCCAGATCTAATGAATAGGCCTGAAGTCCTTGGCACATGATGGTGATAAAGCACTTATATCATGTCTTACGATTGTGTACTACCATGTTACCAGCGATGAATGTATCAACTGGCTCCATATCAAACTTGTAAACTGTTGAAGGTGTCTCATCAATTTCAAGTGATGTAACTGCAATTTCATTGAAACTATGTGTGTTGTAGTCATACTCCATTACAAAGTCTCCAACTTCTAGAAGTCCTGTATTGATGTATCCATAAATACCGTTTCTCTTGTAGAGAATTCCCTGTACTGTAGAATACTTCTTTGTTGAGTCTCCGTTGATTGTCATTGTTGCTGGCATTTCTTTTTCAACAATAGATGCAACATTTGTTTTAACAATTGCCTGATCTGTTAGTTGATTGAAAGCCAATGTCATTGGATCTGATACAGACTCGTCATCCATTTCATTAAATGAGTGCGCCCAGACTTCTTGTCCAGTAACAACATCCTTTGCAGGAATTTGAATGTATGTGTCTTCTGGACCAACAACAGATACTAGAGTATCAGGTGCAATACATCCTCCTCCTGGAGAGAAACCAAATACGCCGAATGGTGAGAATCCAAACACTCCGAATGGAGAGAACCCAAATGGTGAGAACCCGAACACACCGAACGGAGAGAATCCGAATACACCGAACGGAGAGAATCCGAATGGTGAGAATCCAAACACTCCGAATGGAGAGAACCCAAATACACCGAATGGGGAGAAGCCGAATACTGAAAACGGTACAAACGAGAACGTTGTAACAGATGCTGAGAATGCTGACCATTCTGACCAACCTTGAGCATTGTAGGCTCTAACACGATATGTCTGTGCTGTTCCTGCTTCTTGTGCAATATTTGTTGTAAGAGCATTAAGTGTTGCAGTCTTTCCATCAGATGATTCCACCTGATAGTTAGTAATTGCTTCTCCACCGTTATCTGTTGGAGCAGACCATGACACTGTGTCATAAGTTGCACCAGATGGTGAAGATGCTGTAACACCTGTTGGAGCATCAGGAACAGACTTTACATCTGCGTTAGTCTGTGAAGACGATACAGATGTTGTCGCTGTTGCTGCTTGAGAGATTGCTGCATTAGCAAGAATTGTGAAAGCATACGCTGTTCCTGCTCTAAGACCTGTAACTGTAAATGGTGAAGATGTTGCTGTGAACGTCTTTGTTCCATATACTGAGTTAGCGAAAATTGTATAAGAAGAAGGAGTAGAACCCATAGCGTTCTTATTGAATGTAATCACGGCTGTTGATGAGAAGTATGCTCCACCAAAACCTGGGACTACGCTTACGATGTAAGGTTGCCCTGGGGCTACACCCCAAAAACTTACTGCTGACTTAGCGTTTTTTCCGCCTTTGCCACCTTTACGAATAGTTGCCATGTATTTCTCCCTTTTTTCCTATTAAATTTGTATTACGCTGTCAAGTCGCCAGAAACAATCCAAGTATTTGTGTCACGCTTGATCAATGTTGCCATTGAGTAACGATCACGGAACTTGAGTCCTGGTGTGTTGAGAACTGTAACGCCTGCGCCTGCTACGATTGAAGTCTGTCCTGTACCCTTTTGGAATACATCGATAGATGAGCCAATCCGAAACGCTACTGATGAGTTTGGTGGAATTGTAACAGAGTTTGCTGAAGCAGAATCCATTTCAATCACATTTCCTTCATCTGTAAGAATTGCTGTGTAAGAAGTTGTCTTGTTATTGAATGATGCAAGTGCTGCTGCATCTAGTTGAGCAATGCTTGCCTTTAGAGCAAGAGCATTTGTCATTGTTGTTGAGAAGTTTGCATCGCTACCAAGCGCTGCTGCCAACTCATTAAGTGTATCAAGTGCTGCTGGAGCAGATGCTACGAGTGCTGAAACTGCTGTTCCTACGAACGCTGTTGTCGCTACCTGTGTAGTATTTGTTCCTGCTGTTGCTGTTGGAGCAGTTGGTGTACCAGTAAATGCTGGTGATGCAAGTGCTGCCTTAAGAGCGTCTGCTGTATCTACGTATGACTTAGTTGCAAGAAGTGAAGTATCTGCAATTCCGTGTACGCTTGTAGTTGCATTCCGATGGGTTGTAACTGCTGAATCAGCATAAGTTTTTGTAGCAAGAGCAGTTGTATCGGAAATTCCGTGTACGTTTGCTGTTGCTGAATTATGTGTTGAGATTGCTGTTCCACGGCTTGTGGCCTCAGTTGTTCCTACTGCATCAGCATAAGCCTTTGTAGCAAGAAGTGCTGTATCAGCAATTCCGTGTACTGAAGTTGTAACAATCTTGTGAGCATTAACTTCAGCAAGTGCTGCTGCTGCTGCCTTAGATTGTGCTCCAGTTGTTGTTTCTAGAACTGATGTATCTGGGATGCCATGAACATCTGTTGTATCTGATGAGTGAGTTCCAATTAATGTGTTAACTGCTGCTGTTGTAGCAAGAAGTCCTGTATTTGCAATACCGTGTACATTTAATGTTTCACCATTGTGGCCAGATACTTGGTTTGTAACATAAGTAACTGCATCTGCAAGTTCCTTGAGTGTATCAAGTGCTGCTGGTGCGTTTGCAATAAGGTTTGTAAGATATCCAAGTGGAATCTTTCCTCCGCCATCAAGTGGGGCTACGCCGTTAGTTGCGCCCTTTTGGGTTAATGGGATGTAATCATCAAGAGTACCGCCCAAGTCTTCTAAGTTCTTAAAGTAGGAGAGTGTAGACCATGCATTAACGCCATCACCAATTTTGAACTGGTTGGTGTCTGTCTCGTATCCAATTTCTCCTGCTGCCAAAATTGGATCTGCTGCCGTCCATTGGGCTGCAGTTCCTCTGCGCTGTTGCATTCTAGTTGCCATTTATATTCTCCTTTTATCCGTTCTGCGGATGTCTTTCTGTACTATTATAACATCAATTTTTAATTGAAGTTATCTACTGCTGAACCACCATCGAATGAATATTCCCAAGTGCTATCGCTTGGAGAACCTCCATCAAGACCTGTTCCTTGCGGACTATTGAAACTTCCACCCTCACGGAATGTTGTAACAATAAACCCTGTTCCATCGATTGCTGTATCGTGGATATGCTCTGGTAGATTTAGTGTGTCATCTATTGCAGCAAGTGTTACCCATCCTGCTGAAGAATAAACATTAACTCTATTAGTTAAAGAATCTAGCCAAAGTGCACCCACTGTTGGGTTAGAAGGAGCGGTTGCACCTGAAGCCATCTGACTTGACTTTGAATCTACATACGCCTTTGTTGCTGCATCAGTTGCAGATACTGGTGTTGCCACCTGTACTGTTCCCCCGAAAACCGCAGTTCCTGCGACCTGTAGTCCATTTTTTACTTTGAAGTCTTTATTGACTGTAGCCAAAGTGATCACGCCCCTTTATTATTTTAATTTTGTTAAGCAATAAGAGTTCCAGCAACGAATACATCTGATGATGCGTTAATTGTTGTTACCCGAATTCTTGCGTTAGCACCATCTACGTCTGCTGTAACTGTGGCAAGTGTGCCATTTGTTCCAACAAGTGCGTATTCTGTGATAGCAATGTTATTTGAAGTATCAAGTGTTAGAAGCAACTCTGAGATTTCAGTGTGTGTTCCATTCTTGATTTTTACAAGGACCTTAGCAGATCTGAAATCTGCATGTGCCCAAGAAAACGCTGTTGCTGTTGATGCTGTTGGAACTGCAACTGTTGCTGCGAATTCCTTTGCAATTGTACCCAACTTAACTGCTAGGTATGTTGGTGATGCTGCTGCATCTCCGTTTGCAATTGCTGTTGTTACAGATCCGCCAACTGCTGTTAATGCACGAGCATTTGTGAAGTATAGGTTTGAAGAACCTTCTTCAATTGCATTTGTATTAATTGCATCGATTGCTGCTGTAATTGCACCAGAGGTTGCTGCTACTGCTCTAGCATTTGTAAAGTATTGATTTGTTCCTTCTGAGATTACTGAAGTTGTTAGTGCTCCAGTTGCTGAAGAAATTGCTGAGTTACGATTTGTAACTTCTGTTGCAATAAGTCCATCAGCGTAAGTCTTTGCTGCATCACGCTTAGTTGATGCATCAGTTGCTGCTGCTGCGATTGCTTCTGACTTTGCTGTTGCAATATCAGTTGTAACTGCTGTCCGCAAAGTTGTATCTGCTGCTGTAGCAAATGATTTTGCTGCATCAGCCTTTGTAGTAGCATCTGCTGCTGCGGTGGCCACTGAGGCTGAGTCACCAGAAACTCTAAGTGCTGCTTCTGCTGCTACCTTAGTTGTAGCATCTGTTGCTGCAGCGGTTGTTGCTGCGGTCTGTGCAGCATTTGCTTTTGAAGTAGCATCTGATGATGCAGAAGAAATTGCTTCTGACTTAGCAGTTGCGATTGCTGTAGTAAGAGTTGTAGACTGATTTGTATTTGCTGTATCTACATATCCCTTAGTTGCTGCTTGAAGATCTGCTGTTGGTGCTCCTGCAAGTACAAGTGCTCCAGTCATTGTTCCACCAGCCTTTGGAAGTTTTTCTCCAACGCTAGTTGTTAAGTTTGTAATAACATCTGGATTGTTTCCAAGTGCTGATGCAAGTTCGTTAAGTGTATTAAGAAGAGCAGGTGCTGAGTCAACAACGGCTGCTACTGCAGTTGAAATTGCTGAGTTACGGTTAGTAACCTCTGTTGCAATTGCTGAAGTAATAGCAGAGTTACGGTTTGTAACTTCTGTTGAGACTGCTGTTCCAATTGCTGTATCTCTTGCTGTTGCTTCGGCTGCTACTTTAGAAGTTGCATCTGATGCTGCAGTAGAGATTGCATTTGTAACTGCTGTTGCCCGTGCAGTTGCTTCTGCTGCTACCTTGGTAGTTGCGTCTGTTGCTGCAGTTGAAATTGCTGCAGTGACTGCAGTTGCTCTTGCTGTTGCTTCTGCTGCTACCTTAGTTGTAGCATCTGTTGCTGCAGCGGTTGTTGCTGCGGTCTGTGCATCTGAAGCCTTTCCATCTGCATAAGACTTTGTTGCAAGAAGTGCAGTATCTGCAATTCCATGAATGTTTGTTGTATCTGCTTCGTGTGAAGAAAGTGCTGCTGCTGCTGTTGCTTCTGCACCAGTCTTGGCTGCATCTGCTTTTGTAGTAGCGTCAGTTGCTGCTGAGGCAATAGCCTGTGACTTTGCTGTAGCAACTTCTGCATCTGTAGCAAATGCTGTGTTAAGAGTTGTTGTAATTGTAACTCCTGCTGAACCATCAAAGTTTACTGTACCTGAAACGTCTCCAGATAGAGCAATTGCTCTTGGTGTAGCAAGTGTAGATGCTGTTGATGCGTTACCAGTTAATGCTGCAGTGATTGTTCCTGCTGCAAAGTTACCTGATGCATCACGCTTTACTACCTTGTTTGCAACGTTAGCAGAATCTGCTCCGCCACCAGCAAGTGAGACAATGTAGTCAATGTCTGCCTGCTTTTTTGTTAGTACGTCTGAGCCACCGACTGTTGCGGATGCGCCTTCAACGATAAGACCATTCTTGATCTTAAAATCTTTATTTACTGTAGATGCCATTTTTTATATCTCCTTATTATGCCTTTAATCCCATACGTGCATAACGTACAGTGATTGGCTTGATCGCAGGGTCTGGAGTAACTGTTAAAGTTACGGTATTTCCAGTGCGAGAGACAGTAATGGTTCCCATATTCCCATCGTTGTCGATAGTTCCAAATTCGTTAACAGATACATTTACTCCGTCAACCAAGATGGTCATTTCAGTAGCATAGTATTTATTTACGCCACCAGAATTCTTAGATATAGAGATAAGGTACTTGACCATTCTCCATTCAGTTGCATCAAAGTTATCAATTACTGATGCATTTTCAATACCGTAGATGGTATTGTCGTTATTGCCAAATACGCCTGCACGTGTTGCTTGTGCTGCGGTAGTGTCAATTAGATCTTCGTAATCTGCCTGTGATGGGCGATCACCAGTCTGGAATTTTTCCTTAAGTGCTGTGAGTGATATTTGGGCCATGTTGTTATTATAGCATTATTTTTTACAGAATATAATTACTGTATCCAATAATGGCTACTCCTATCGGTGCTGGATTCTGCCTTGTATATCCGTCTAAACCTATGTTAGATATACGCAGTCTGAAAGGCAAACTTTCATTTGCCAATACTTTTCTTGGTACTGATGTTATTTCAAAGGCAATAGTGTTTGCCTGATTAATTGTTAAATCTGCAACGGGATTAAGATTTATTAGCCCAACAGCAACTGCTGGAATAATTGTGGAAACAAATCTGTTTGCCATTAAACCGTTCTATCAGTTACTTCTGCAATGACGTTCATAACGCCTCTGCAAACAGTCCAAACCACTACTGGGTCTGATAACTGTACGTCAAAGATATCTCCTGTTGCTAAAAGTTTAGCCTGTCCTGGTGCTAAGTACACTGTAAACTCTCCTGAAAGATCAAACGCTGTTTTTGAGGGAGCAGTTGAAAATAACAAAGATGCTCCACGTCTAAAATCTGCTTTAATTGAATAGTCATTTGGATTAATAGCAACTTGCTTATCATCTTCAACATAGATTCTAAATGATGCGCTATCACCTTTAACAACTGTCCATCTTACAATCGGAGGCGCTGCTCCAATTTCAATCTCGCCATTAGCGTTAGTTGCCTGAGATGATGTGACTGTAGTTGTTCTTAAAGTTGGCATGTTTAGATTATACCACGATTACGAGAGGCCAGCAGCAAGTGCGCCCCAAGTACCATTTCCTTTTGCTTGAACTATTACTACTCCTGTAGTTGCAGCGTGTCCAACAATTCCTACTGCTGCTCCACCTGAATCAGGACGAGTCTTTGTTAGTCCCCCACCATTTGCAACATATAAAACATCTCCTGCTAAAAACGAACTTGTGTTTACTCCTTCAACAACTCCAGCAACAACTACAACGCCATTAGAATTATTTCCAAGAGATGTTTTTGTCAAACCTAAAATTGGTTTTGTAATTGTTGGGGTAGAAAGAGCAATCTTAGTTCTAACTGTAGTATTTGCATCTACATTTGATCCAACTGCATAAACTGGATACCCTGCAGGAATTGTGCTACCAGTTTCATTTCTTACAAGTATCTCAAAATATGAGACACCAAGGGGTGGAAGAATTGTTTCTAATCTATCAACAATAACTTTAATATCATTAGTAATATCAACAGGGTCTGAGTCCTCTGGATATGGGATTAAATACTTAATTGAGTCTTTTGCCATGATAAATAATTATACCACGCTTAAACTTGACTTTTACTGCCAAACCTAGTAAAATTATGTTATACTTATCAGTAGACACCTACCAAGGTGTTATTGTTTTCTAAGGAGGAAACTATGATTAAATGGATCGAAAGAAACAAGGAAATCATCAGCATACTCAGTATTAGTCTGTTGATTGGAACATCAATAAACTCTGCTAATGCTAATAATACGAAAAATAATTTAAGCCTGGAACAGGCTCAATTGGCACAGAATACCTCGAAAGAGGTTTTTTTGGTTTCTAAGGCAAAAAGACTACAGAGTTTTGAAAATAAGACATCTCTGACAGATATAGAACTAAAAGAACTTCTTGGCCTTGTTGGCTTCAAGGGCAATGATCTAGTCGTGGCTTGGGCTATTGCAAAGAAAGAATCTAATGGTCGTCCACTGGCCTTTAATGGTAATCATAAGACTGGAGACTCTTCTTATGGCATGTTCCAAATTAACATGATTGACTCTCTTGGTCCTGATCGTAGAACTAAGTTTGATCTTGAGTCTAACTCTGAATTATTCAACCCCGTCAAAAATGCAGAGATTGCATATTATATGACAAGCGGTGGAGATGATTGGTCTTCATGGAAGGGCATTACCCCTAAGACTAAAGAGTGGATGCTCAAGTTCCCTAAGTAGTTAATAAAATAAATTACCCCCTAAATTTTTATAGGGGGTAATTTTTTATTTAGCAGCATACATGTTGTGAACTAAAATATCATTTGCAAAGTAAAGGTCTTTTACTTCTGTATCAATTGAGACTGTTTCTACTGGAGAGTTTACATACTGAACAGATGTAACTAAAATTGTATCCCCTTCACTATCAACTACATAGTCTCCAACAATAACATTTTCCATTTGTGTAAACTTCCATAGGTCATCACGTTTTACAAGCATTGTGTGCTCGTATGTAACCTTTAACTTGTTGTTTAACAAATAATAGCCTTCCCAAGTTGATTTAATTATATTGGTAACTGCTGTAGTAGTAAATGTCGCATCATCAAGATTATTTGATGTCCAAGAGTCAAGGTATGAAGGATTTTCTTCATCTGGGATTGAAGATACACTTAAAGATAATAGTTCATCTCCAATAACAAGGTCTTCAATATTTTTATATGTTCTGTCTGCAAGCAATATTGGTGTTCCATAAACAAGACACCCACCGCCACCAGTTGGAGTAAATGCAAATACGGTAAACCCAGTTATAAATCCAAATACGCTAAAACCCGTTGGGGTAAAAGAAAATACGCTGAATGTTGGGGCAAAAGAAAATACAGAAAACGCTGGAGTAGAGCATGAATCAATACAGTAGTATGCTGTTCCAGTTTGCTGTCCTGAACAGTTCAATACTTTAACTCTCATTGCCATGCCACAACATTCTGCACGATAAGCAGTTCCTGATGGAATTTCATCAGAATAACATGGAGTTGGAGTAGGAGTAGGATCTGGCGTAGGTGTTGGCGTTGGAGTTGGAGTTGGCGTAGGAGTTGGCGTTGGTGTTGGTGTTCCGCAGAATGAAATTCCAGTATTTCTTGCTGGGCAGGTTTTTGAAGTACATGGATCATATTGATACTGCATCCAGGTTCCATAACCCTGTGCATCAACATTTATACAATAACCAGCATCATCATCTTGGCAGCAAGAGTTATCTACTGGTGGTGTTGGAGTAGGATCTGGAGTAGGCGTAGGTGTTGGAGTTGGAGTAGGATCTGGGGTAAAGGCAAACACGCTAAATGATGGGGCCGAATAAGAATAGTACTGAATTGAGACAACCGTATCATAGTCAACAGCAGTTCCTCCAGGAATTGACTGCGTAGCAACTTTTTGATCTAGATTAGATGTAGATGTTGTTATTGGTGTACTAATTACGGCAGGAATAAGTCCCAATGATTGCAAGGCTGATGATGCATTAGTATATGATAAACTTGAAAGGTCTGGTACTACAACCATACCCTTTCCAAATAGCCCAAGTGTAGTTAGCATTTCTAAAACCTACGCTATCAAATCGCCAACAAGTATCCAGGTGTTCTCTTCTATTTTAATAAGTGTTGCTCCTGAGTATCTTGCTGCAATCTTCTTATTAGAATTTTTGCTTTGAATAGTTACTCCAACAGCACCAGCAATTGATGTAGTACCCAGCCCATAACGAAGAATGTCAAGTCTTTGTCCAATTACAAAAGGAGTTGTACTATTTGCTGGTACTAAAATTTCATTTGCAGTATCTGAATTTGCAAGGATTGTCCGACCAGCATCATCTAATGTGATTGTGTATGTTGCGGTATTTATTTTTGAAAGAAGTAGCGTTGAATCAGAAGGTGATCTCCAGTTACTTCCATCAAAATATTGAATCTGGTTAATAGGAAGTCCTGCTGCATCATTTCTAACAAAACAAACAATACCTTTTTTATTTTCTGATGAAATACCAGTAAAAACTAAATCTCTTGCTGCTGGATTTAAAAAATTATTGACACCAGCCTTTGCCTTAACTACAGATTCAAATGTTACTGTAGTTGAAAATTGTTGATCTGCTGACCATGTATACGCTGCACCAGTGTTAACTGCACCAGCAATTGGGTGCCATTTATCTGTGGCTGAACTATATATGTATGCTACTTTAGATTCTGAATCAATAACTTTTGGCATTATG